TTCCAACGCGTTGCTGAGTTTCCAGCAAACGTGTGGCGACGAACATCAGTGCGGGTGGGACGACCAGCTTCTTCGGCTTGGCAGCGATCAGCAGCGAGCGCTCATCGGTCCATGCAGCGATTTGAATAACAGCATTTTCCAAGGAGGTTTCGTTCAGATCAACACCAGTGTTTGGGCGGTTGCTGTTGACGCCACCGGACACCAGAGGGTGTGCTGTGGAGCAAAGCGACACGCTGTCGCCGTAGGTGTAGCCAGCGCTGAACGCATTGTTCAGGATGGCTGCGGCCTTGACTTGCTTGGTGTACGCCATAGCGCGGGCGAGGCCCTTGGTATAGCGGCTGGACAGGCTATCGTACAGGTTGTCTTCGACTGCTTCTTCCGTGATGGAGAAGCCCATCGCGATCGTCTCGTGGTTGAAACGGGCGGTCCATGCTTCTTGTGCATTGTCGTAAGCGATGGCGGAGCCTTCGTTCTTGACAGGCGCGGCAGAGAAGCCGGACAGTTTTGTTTCTTCCTCGAAAGAACGCTCAGAAGTCTCGGTGCCGTAGATTTCCTTGTGCTCTTCGCCGTACTTGGCGTACTCCAGACCAAACAGAGCGTTCAGACCGGGCAGGAGTTCTTTAAGTAGCTGTGCGCGTGAAATAGCCATTTTAGTTTACTCCTTATGCGATGTTGTAGCGATGCACGCTGAAGTTGATCTTCACCAGTGCTTCGGGGGATTGGACCAGCACCAAGTTACCCGAGACGGTAGCTACGGATGCAACGACGGTCAGTGCCTGCGATGTCGCAGACGCTACGGTTGTGGCTGCAGTAGTGGTGGAGCCAGTGAACTGCAGTTGGCCGTTGACCAAGTTGAACACGTCAGTACCGATTGGGATAACCTGCCCAACAGTCAGACCCGAGACGGTCAGTGTGGTTGTACCTGTACCAGACACGTAGGTAGCTGCGGAGCTAACTTGGGAGTCTGTGACCAGATTAAGCACACGGAAACCGGCGGATGCGGTGTTGGCTGCAGCGTTCACGACACCTGCCAACGCATTGCCGGTAGAAACCGAACCTGTGTTGGTAGTGCCAGCCACGTTTTGGCCCACAACAATAGACGACAGAGAACCGATAGTTGTCGCAGCGGCTGCAGTTGTTGCAGCAACCTTGAACACGGTATCCGGGTCATCGCACACGATTGCAGTAATGTCGCCAGCGGTTGTGCTCGCGGGGTAGTACTGCGACCAGAGGCGTTGCTTGGTAGTCGGGTTGGTGTAATAGCACCCCATGAAAACGCCAACAACAGTGTTGGTGGTGTTAGCGGGGTATGTAGCCAGAACACAGTAGCCCGCAGCCAGTGTCACCAAGTCACCAAAGAAAATACTGGTGCCGTAGTTGTACTGAATGGGGAGGTTACGTGTCGAGCCTGCGAACGCCTGTCCACCGATTAGGTTGACGGGCTTGTAGCCGTATGGGGCGTCAATGGTTGGATATGCCATTTATGACTCCTTAAAGTTAAGTACCTTTACCGAAGGTTACCTTGGTACGCTTCTCATTGAAGAGCGGCATACGGGGGTCACCCTCACGCATGAAGTTGTTATCCACGGACTGCATCTGCGAATCTGCCTGTTTCTGGTAGTACGCTTCGCGCTGTGCCATGAACTCGGCCGGGGCCTTACAGAGCAACAGCCCACCAATCTCGATGCCATCAGGAAAGCGACCGCTAGGGTTACTAAACATCTGCATCTGTGGCTGGGACGCTGCCTTTACAGGCTCAAAGCCTTCACGGAACTTGGCTGAGATGTTCGTGGGGTCAGCGCTGTTAAGCGTGCTCACACGAATCCAACGGAAAATAAAGCCTTCCTCGGGCACTGGATCAGGCAGCAATGCGGCGGGTGCCCAAGATTTTGGACGCTCTTGCGCTTCGCGCTTTTCCAGACTACGTGGTTGTCTTACGATTCCAGTCATTTTCTTTACCTCATTCCTTCCGCAACCTTACGAGCATAGAGTTCCAAGGGAACCCCGAGCCGCTTGGCGATATTCACCTGCGATTGTGTCAGTACGACCTTACGGGCTGCAGTACTTCGCGTTGCCGGTGCAACTACATTTGATTGGCGACGAGGTTTCGCATCATTGCCAATCGCTTCAAAACTCTCTGGAAAACGTGTTTGCAGGTCTGTATCAATTTTTTCGTAGTACTCGTCGCTACCTACTGGCACGCCTTCGTTAACCAAATCCTCATGTACCCCGAGTGCATAGGCGGTCATCCGCTTGTTCTCTCCAAACCACGTATTCTTCGCAGTCCACGAGGTAAGTTTGCTGTCCAATTTGGGGGCAGCGGGGGTACGCTGTTGTATTTGTACCTCAGTTTCGTTCTGCTGTAAAGGGGTAGGCCGGAAATTTTCCAGCTTGTCCGCTTTAATCTTGGCGTTGGTCAGTTCTTCCTGCGCTGTCAGCATGGCATCGGAGTCAAAGGCGTCCGCCGCTTCCTTGTACTTGCGCTTGGCGTCGTCGAGTTCTTTAGCTACGACCTGTTTGGCCTGACCCAGCAGCGCTGTGTGTCCTTCAGACAAGGAGCCACGCAGCTTTTTATTTTCTTCCACGACCAAATGGGCAAGGCGCACGGCCTCTTCACGTTCGCGGTTGGCCGTCTCCTTAGCCCGGCGTTCTTCGTGGTAGCCCTTGGTGAAGTGCTTGATACGACTCTTGACGCTATCGTCGTACTTGCTCATTTCCTCATCGGTCAACTCCTTTGGTGGGTCAGCCATAGGGCGGCGGTTGCGGTCTGCTTCCGGGGTATCGTCAACTATCTCAATCTCCGTTGACGCCGCTTCGGACTTTCCTTTGGCTTCGACTTCGTCGGGAAACTCAAATTCCGTTTTTTCAAGTTCAGGTTGTGCCATTTGCTACTCCTTATACACGGCTGATCCCGCGCGGGTCTTCGACTACGGCTTCGATGCTATCATCGTTGATAATGCGGAACTCGTTTCCGTGGATTTTCATGCGCGTGCCCGTGTTGGGACGAACAATGATGAAGTCACCTTCCTTGCAGGCGGGGCCTGAAGGGAAGCGCTTTTCGTCCTTAAATGCATCAGGGCCCAGCTTCACTACGAACAGCACAGGCGACAGCAGTTCTTCAAACTGCAGAGTCTTGTCGGCTTTTATAAGCCCGCTTTCGTACTCTTCATTGGCCTTCTGGAGCATGCACAGTAGGTGATATGTTGCCGGTTGGGGCAACTGCTTGGCTTTATTTTCCGTCTGGGTGTTAAGCAACCCGGACAGATCGACCGCCGCTACATCAAATTCAGTCCTCATCAGAACTTTCCTTTATCGAACGCAAGAGGTCGGATGCGACAAGTTGTGCGGCAGCAAGACCCCGAGCCTGCCCCACAACGTATTGGTACTCAGCAAAATCCTTACAGTTGCCCCGCATCAGGGCATCGGTAAGCAGCCCCTTCTTCTCTTCTAGCTTGGCAAGCATCAGTTCAAGGATTTTCTCGTCCATTATTTACCATCCTTTTTAGGTTTAGCCGTAGCGGGCTTTGGTGTGTTTGCTGCCGTTTTGATAGCAAGTGCCTGCTTGACGCGGTGCGCCTCGCGGGTCTGCTCCATCTTGGCATCGTGTGCTGCCGCGCCGTGGCTGTGAGACTGCTGTGCCTGCTGTGCCTGCTGCATTAACTGCAGTGCATGCGCTTCCTGCGCCTGCCTCAACTCCTGCTCGTGGCGCTGTGCTGTCTGCTGTGATGTCTGCTGTGCCTGCTGCACAGCAGACATCTGCTGCTGTTGCTGTGCTTGCATCTCCTGCGCGTGGCGCTGGGCCACCATCTCGGGCGTCTCCTGCGGTGCGGGCTGGCCTTTGGACTCGGCAGCGATCTGTAGCTTGGCGCGCGCAATGGTGAGGTCGCCCGTGACCTTCTTGTCCTTGATTTCCAAGTCCTTGCCCTTGAGCGCCAACTCCTGCTGCTGCATCTGGATGATTGGGTCTTGGGCCTGCTGCTGGGCCTGCTGCTGGGCTTGCGCCTGTTTGTTCATCTGCAGTAGTTGCTGCGCAGCCTTAGCCACCAGCCCGGACAACTGTGCCTCAATCTGTGGGTCTAGTTCAGCATCTGGCTCTGGCAGCGACGCGCCCAACTGCTCTTCCACCTTCTGGCGGTACTGGAATGCCATATGCTCCGAGATGTGGGCCTGTATCGCGAACTGAATCTGCTGCGCCATCGGGTTCTGCCCCATCTGCGCGGCCACGGTCGGGTCTTGCAGCATGGCGTTGTGCACGGCGATGTGCGCGTCGTGGTTCTGTGCGATGAACGCCTTGGTCGGTTTGCCCGTTAGCAGTGACATGTTCTCACTGATAGGGTCGCGTGGTTTCTGTTCTTCATCCAGCGGCACTAGCTTGTCTGCGTTCTTGATTCCTAGCACCTCGATCATCTGGCGGTGCAGGTAGGGCAGGTTGTATATCTGAGGGGCCGACGTGGACAACTGCTGCACCGCTTGGTACTGCATGATGCGCTGACTCATGGTCGCACTGTTCGGGTCGGACACCGGGATGACATCTACCAAATCGTAGTCAGCCTGCTTGGCCTTGCGGTCGCCCTCGGATGGGTCGAAGCTGTACTCCTGCGGCGTGTAGTCGCGGATGATTCCCTTCAGGAGTTTGAACTCCTGCTTCATGGAGTAGTGCACACGCGCCTGCACGGCCGACATGGTTTTCAACTGGCGCTCAAGGATAGCCAGCGTAGTGCCTACTGGGGCGTTAGCCGAGGCGTCTCCCACCTGCATGTCCGCGATGGAACCAAGGCGACGCCCCTCATCCGTGATGCGCTCCAGCAACTGCAGCAGGACGCCGCTTGGCTCCTTGTACGGCAGCGGCAGGATATTGTCACGCAGGTTCCCGTTTGGGATGTCCACGTCGCGGAACTCGCCCGGAGCGATAGGGGTGTCATCCCCCTTGGTACGCATACCACGGGTCTTCATCCCGCCCGGCAGGTTTGATAGCGTTCCTGCGTCAACCAGTTGGCGGATGATGGATGTACCTGCACGCGCGTAGCCGCCAATCACATGGATGAGGCCCATCCCGTAGGCACCAAAGCCGGGGATATAGGTGTACTGCACGAAGTGCTGGCGTTTCTGGAAGGTGTCATCTTCGGGGTCCCAGTTGCGGCGCACCGCCACAACCTCGCCGGAGCCGCGCTCCAGTGTCACCACGTACGGCAGCGCCAGCCGGTCATCGTCATCTTCCGCCGGATCGAATGCGTCTCCACCCGGCAACTCCAGCATGACATGTATTTCTAGGAACTGGTAACGGTCGTCGTCAGTGGTAGAGTAGCCCTCATCCTTGGCCTTCTCTTCCTCAATGTCACTCTTGAAAAACTCCGGTTCACCGAGGTCAACGTCGCGGTAAAACCCCTTGACCTGCATCGACCGCGTCTCGTGCTTGGTCTTGCGCATGAGGTGGGTAACACGCTCTGCCTCGTGGGAACTGGTGCTGCCGTAGGGCATAACCACATCTTCTGCCGGTACGAAAATGGAAGTCTGGCGTTTCTTGTTGGGGTCGTAGTAGACCTTCTTGAACGCCGCGCCGCCAAGGCCGAGGTTGTATAGCATACGCTCGTGCTCGGGGCGATACTCCGTCATCACCTCGGTCAACTGGTAGTTCATGTCATCACGAACGCGCTCTGCCGCTTCCTCCTTCGGCTTGTCAACGGCTCCGATAATCTCAGTCTTAACAGGCCCTGCGGCGGGGAATGTCTCAGTGATGGTATCGGCTTGGAACCGAATGGCCGCTTCAGTTAGGATGGTGGAGTACACCCCGCAGGCACCTGCCCACGGTTCAGTGCGCTCTTCATACTTCATCCCCAGCACTTCCATGCCCCGGACGTACATCTGCACCCATTCCTTGCGCGAGTTCAAGTCCTGCTCGAACGACTCCAGCAAGTCGGAGGATAGCGTCTGCAGGTCCCCCTCGTCCATCGTCTCCGCAAGGTTGGCGTCAAAGTCCTCGTCTTCATCCGGCAGCGCTGCGTCAATGCCCTCTTCGCCCTCTAGTACGATTTCGATACCTTCAGGCCCCACGTCTTGTGGGTAGTCACCTTCCGTCAGGCCCCGCGGGGCCTGCGACAAGGAAGCAGTCATTGAGTTCGATGCCATAGGGTGTCCTAGTAATACGCTTTGCCGCGACGCTTCTCGTACGGCTCGTCTTGATAGTCCGATTTTAGACGGATTAAACCGCCCTTGCGGAACCTAGTCAACGCCTGTGATGCGCAGTCCACCGCTTCGTCGTGCTCGCCGTTGGGAAATTCGGCCACTTCATCCACTACCTCGTGCGCCCAGCGCCGGTCGGGAACCCACACCATGCCAGAGGCAAATATGTCAGCCACGGCGTTCAAACGCACCCGTTTATCGTTACCCCGGCTGGGTGAAAACTCGTCAACAGGCACCCCAATGGCCCGCATTTCCTGAATTAGAGGGGCTCCAGCGGCCTTTTTTTCGATGATTACCATGTCCGGCTTCCACTCGGTGTAGTACTCCATCGCGAACTTTTTGAGTTCGGGGAACTCTTTTCTCCCCTTCCAGCAATCCAAAAGGATGATCTGGTCCTGATTTTCCTTCTCATTCCACCAGATTCCCCACGTCTGTACCATCGACGGGTCGGCCGAATCGTTCTTGCCGTGCGCGGTATCCCAGCTTTGGAGGATCAAATCGCAGGGCGGCGGGTCAGCGTCGGGCCATATACGCCACCATTCGCGCTTTATGAGCGCTCCTTCCTCGCTGGTAGGCTCTTGCATGTACTGGGCGGCCCAGAACTGGGGGAACATGCCAGCTTTCTTGGCCAAAAGCTGTTCCACAGGCCACTGCTCAGGCCAAAGCGACTTTTCGTTGAGGATCGCAGGGAACCGGACCTCATTCCACGGTATCGAGTCCTTATTGTTCTCCGCCCACGCCAAGGCCCGTCCGATTGGGTCTTTTTTGCCCCATCTGGTCCCGATCATGATTATTTTCCCGCTGGGCATCAGGCGCTGTAGGGGTCCGACCTGCATGTATTCCCACGCATCAGCGAACGCTTTGTCAGGATCGGACGCCAGAACGGCCTGCTCCGATACCAAGTCGTCTCCAATAAGTAAATCTGCGCCGTGACCGGCCACGTTGGCTCCAATACCGATGGCCAGATACTTCCCGCCGGCTGTAGTTGACCAGTTTGAGGCCGCCGACTTGTCTTTTGCCACCATCGTGTCTGGAAAAATCTCGCGATAGCGCTCAGAGTCGATCAGGTTCCTGACTTTTCTACCGAAGTCTGCACTGAGGTCTGCAGTATGCGTAATCATCATGATCTGGTGCATGGGAAAATGCCCCAAATACCACGCCACAAATAGGAATGCGATCGTTTCCGACTTGCCGAAGCGCGGCGGCATGGAGCAGGTGAGCCGTAACTCCGTCCCGTCCTTCATGTTGTGCAGCAGCGGCTTCAGGTGTCGGTGGTGCGGTCCCTCTTTGAACCCCGGGTAAACCCTATGACAGAACTTCAGGAAGTCTATCTTGGCACGCGACACCATGCGTAGCTCCTGCCAGCGGTCCAAGTCCGCCAGCATAGCCTCTTGGTCCTTGGCCGACATGCCCGGAAGGGCTGCCAGCAGGAGGTTGATATCCCCTTCGGTGAGTTCGGAGTCGCCGGCCACGTTCGGGTTAAACACGGCTTATTTGGCCTTTTTCTGTTTTGGCCATGCCTTATGCTGTACACGCTTAATAGGAAAGGGTTCTTCAGCTTTTATCACGAGCTTAACAAAATGCGCTTCGAGGTAGTTTGGTGCACCAAACGTGACAACCATCTCTTCCCGTGTATTTTTGCGCGATGGCTTGTGGCGCCAAGTAGCGCGGGCTACTAGCTTGTGGCTTATGTATTTGGTGGCGGACTTGATGTCGTAGTTCAATAGCGCGTCCATTACTTGCTGGAAATCGCGGGCGCTGGGGATTGGTGTTTTCATACGGACTCCTTGGGTGGGTGTGGCTCTATGGTTTCGACTTCCTGTACCGATGGCAGCAGCGACTTCAGCTTGGCGCGAAGTCGCTCCTCGATCTCGGAGGCCCCTTCCTGCTTGTGGATGACTTCAGAGCGCTCGGTGAACGCAGCTACCTCCGTGACCTTGCCGATAAGCTCCAGTGAGCGCAGGCGGATGCGCGCGTCATGGTGTTTCGTCTCTTCCAGTAGCTTGGCCACCACGAACCCGCGTAGTTGCTTGGCCTGCTCCACGAACTCCCAGTCGTACTGGGATAGCATGGCCACGTGGTGCTGCACTGCAGCAGGGGTTTTCAGGGCGAGGACTTTGGACTTGTGGTCGGACTCGGATGAGGAGAAGCCCGCGGCGAACGCGGCGCGCGCGAGGGATGTGTCGTTGTGCGTTGGTGGCCGGCGTGAAAGCGGCGTAATGTCATCATCGTCGTCCAAGAAGTTGGACGTGGCCATCTGCGCCCCGATGATCTCA